CCACTATTAGATACAGTTTGATTAGGTTGATTTTGTCCTAGATAACCATAAGGCATAATTACTCCTTTAGGTTATTTCTAAAATACTTGCAAACGCCTCTAAATCGCCTGACGCATTACCACCAGTCAAATCAATTTTATCGCCATTTTCTAAAAATAATTTAGAAGTTCCTGCTAACTCAATTGTGCTATCTGCTGGAACTGAAATTGTGTATGCAATTCTTGCATTACCAGAAGTTCCGTCAATAACATCAGCAGTAATTGTATCGTCTGTAGCTCCGTCCACATTTGTAATTCTTAAGGTTACAACAATACCTGTTCCACCACTTGAATTGGTGTATAAGGTTTGTGCAGATGAAGTTACATCTAAGTATGCGTTTTTATATGCTTCAGCCATTTATTTTCCTTTATCCTAACGCCAATATTAGTCCAACTGTTGCTCCAGCAGGTGCTAAATTAGCAATATCTTGTGCAGTAGTTTTTTTAATGTTGTTACTATCATCAACATCAGCTACTAAAACCTCGTCGCCACCTGCAACTGTAGTGCTAGATTGTCCATTTACATCAACATTTAAAGTTACTGCTCCAGAACTTCCACCACCAGACATTCCATTACCTGCATTAACTGCAGTAATATCGCCCTCGCCAATAAAACTGCCCCAAGTAGAGCCGTTGTAATAGGTTAATGTGTCAGTATCTTTTAAAAATGCAAACATGCCTTCTGTAGGCGAAGTTACTGCACTATCTCTTGCAGAACTGTCGTCAAATACCATAACAACTTGTTCTTGTATGTAAGTATTAAAATCAGAGGCATTTACTAAATCTCCTGTAGTCCAAGTCTTAAAACCTGCTCCTGCCATTTATATTCTCCTATTCATATGCAAATCTAGTTCCTATACCTAGTTTAGCTTGTCCAAGTACCCAACCGCTAGAACTTGCAGGACTTAATGTTAAGTTCCAGTTCCAAGATTGAGTACTAGCATTAACTGTATGTTGAATACTTTCTATCCATAATTCATCAGTATAGCTAGAAGTATCTGGATTAACTATTTTAACAGATATTCTATCTCCAAATTCTAATCCTAATGCTTTTTCCCAAATATTTACATCTTCTCTTGGATTAATTTTTAAACTATCTATTCTAACAATAGGTAATGCAGTTTCAGCGATTTTTTGTTCTATTAATGATAAAACATCTAAATCAGAAACATTTATAGTACTTTCAACACTTGCTATTGGTCTATATCTTTGCACCGAATTAGCGTCTGATACAAATTGTGTATTACCACCACTTCTAGTCCATTGATAAACATTTCTTACTTCATGAGTATCAAACGAAGTTATAACATCTGTATAAGGTAAATTAGTTCCGTCATTAGAAAAAGTAGCTTGAACTGTTGTAGCATTTGTATTAGCCAATCTATAATTTCTATTTCTAAATACTGCTTTTCCGTCTTTACCAATAAAGAATTGAGCATTTTCTGCTTTTTCGCAATCTCTTATTGCAGTCAATATATCATTATCTGAATTTGTTTGTGATTGTACTTCATTAGTTCCAATTTGTATATCTCTTAATGAACTTGGAAACTGTAATTGGTCTAATAATCTACTAACTCTAATACTTGATAATTCTTGTTCATCTTCATAACCTAATACTGTTGATATTCCTATTTCTGAAAATCCACCTCTACCTAATCTCCAACCTGCTGAACTTAAAGTTTGTGAGTTAAATATCTTAAAGGCATCAACACAATTGAAAACTACTGTGCTATCTGCACCTAACGCAGGATAGCTTACAGGTATCATATCTAAAAAACCATAAAATATTGGATAAGTAGTTGAATCATATTCAGCAGTTATTTTTATAACTTTATAAGGTTGTATTTTTGTTATAGAATTTCCAGTATCATAATAAGGACTAGAAGTATTATTTGGATTAAATCTGTTATCTGCATTAGATAATAAAATACTTGCAGTTCCACCAACAAACTGTCCTAATTCATTCTGCCTACCTCGTTTAGTTGTAAATTGTCTTACATAAGCAGATATATCAGTAAATGTAATAGAACTATCAAATGGATTACTATCAAATCCTACTTCAACTGTTATATTTACATTATTATCAAATGCAACTGACATTAGAACGCCACATTAATTCCACGCCTTGCTCCCTCTTGTAAGGCTCTTGCTACTGCTTCTTCTATATCTTGAGGAGTTCCTAATAGTGCTTGAGGATTTACTGTAATAATATTTGTATTACCATATCTTGCTAAACCGCCTCCAACATCTGTAAAACCACCTTTTGGTACTTCTGCACCACCACTTGCAGGAAACTTAACTCCTCCTGTCTGAGGGCTTGTAGGAACACTAGGAGTACTTGTAAATGGACTTATTTTTTTACCTGACATATTAAATATAGATTGAAAACTAGCTTTTAGTTTATCTAAATCTCCACCAACATTAGCAACCATTTGTCTTATGCCTTCTTCTAATGCACCAATTGCCTGAGCGTCAGCGATAGCGTCATCTAATTCTTTTTTAGCAATAGCCATAGCTAATAAATTTTCAGTTGAATTAGCAGTAGCTTTTGCTAAATCTTCTTGTGCTTGACGATATTCTTCTTGAGCCTTTTTAATTTTTTCTTGTTGTTTTTCTAAATCATCTAAAGCTCTTTGATACTCTCTTTGTGCTTGCTCTTCGGCTTGAGTTGCAGAAGTACTATCTTTAATTAATTCAGTTAATCGTTGTTGAGCAACTTGTAATTCAAGATTTTGTACTTTACTTCTATCTTCTACTTCTAATAATTTTTGTATAGCTTCTTTTTGACGCTCAATAGCTAATTGTTCTTCAGCAGTAACTTCTTTAGATTTTTCTTTTTCTTTATTTAATTGTTCAAGTGCATAATCTCGTCTAGAAATAATGCCTTTTTCAGCGTTCATTTCCTTATTAAGATTTTTTAATGCTTTCTTTTCTTCGTTTTCTAAATCAGTAATATTTTCTTTAATCTTGTTCATCTTTTGATAAGCACTATAAACTTTATTTAATGCTCCTAAAGACTCTTCTTCTCTAGTTTTAGCTAATTCTTCTTCTGCGTCTATTTCATCTTGAGTAGTATCAACAACTTCCTCTTTACTTTTTCGTAAATCGGTTAAACCTGCAATATAGCTTTCTACTGCGTCCCTTTCATCGTCATGAGATTTTTCTAAATCTTTAGTAACTTGAACTAATCTTTTTACTCTTACAATGCCGTCTGCATATTCACGACTAACTGTTCTTAATTCATAAGAATATTGTTTTATTGGCTCTCTTTCAGCTACTGCTTTCCTATAATCAATAATGCTTTGGATTAATCTATCAAACAAACCAACAGTTTGTCTTGCAGTTCCCTCGAAATCTTTTCCTATATCAGTTAATAAAATATTCCATTTATTTGATAAAATATCTAATTCGGCTTGTAAAGTATCTAATTGTTTATTTGCAACTTCTTCAGTTGTTCCACCTGCGTCCCTTAGAGCTTCTTCATATTCTCTTATTTGGTCAGTAGTTCCAGATAAAATCTTAACCGCGTCAGCAACACCTCTATTTAAACCTAATTGGTCTAAAGTACTAGCCTTTAATTCATCAGACATTGGTCCTAATACTGCGTCTAATTCTTCAATAATATCTGCAACATTTTTCATATTGCCCTCTGCGTCAAACATTTGAAGTCCTAGTTTTGCAAATTCTTCTGAATTCTTAGCAGTAGCTCTTGGTATATCTCTTAAAACTTGGTTTAACTTATCGCCTGCCTCTGCACCTTTTACACCTCTATCAGCAAAAACTGCTAAAACTGCAACACCTTCTTCAATATCTTTATTAACAACTTTTAAGGCTGCACCTGCTTTTGTAGTTAATGCCTCTGAAAATTGTTGAACACTTGCATTTGCTAATGTGTTAGCTTTTACCAAAACATCTGTAACTCGTGTTAAGTTTTGCATATTTTGTTGAGCGTCTTGAACTGTAAGTCCTAAAGCTGATTGTGCGTCAGTTGCTAAGTCAGTAGCAGTTGCCATATCAAACATACCTGCTTGTGCAAATTTTGCTACTTGAGGTAGTGCATTAATAGATTGTTCTGCGTCTAAACCTGCTGATGCTAAGAAGAAAAATGCCTCTGCTGATTGATTAGCTGATATTGTAGTTGTACTTGCTACTTCTTGAGCAGCCCTTACCATAGCCTCTTGTTCTTGAACTGTTGTGTTCATAATTGCAAGAGATTGTGTCATCTTGCTATCAAATTCAGTAAAGGCTTGGACTGCTTCAGTTACACCTTTTGCTAATGCAATAAAACCTACTGCAGTAACACCTGCAGTTATTTTTCCTAATTTACCTAAATGCTTACCAGTAGTGCCAGAAGTTGCACCAAGTTTTTTCATTTGTGCAGAGGCTAAATCTGCACCTTTTGTAGCAATCCTAATTATTAGGTCTGCACCTGCACCTAAAGCCATTTATCTTCTCCTCTTACTTTCGGCTTGTTGTAAAGCTATTGCTTTATTTTTCTCTTTTTGCTCCCATAGGTAAAAAGTAGCCCATTGAGTATATTCGTATGAACTCATTGTAGCTTGTAAATTAGCCACAGTCATTCCTAAATCTCTAGCTAAGCGAAAAGTAAATGCTAATTCAGGATTAGTCTTGAAAGTCCTCGGCAATTTCTGCCTGAACCTCCTCAGTTGCTCCGTTCATTTCAGATATTTCAATAAATATTCTATCAATTACTGTTGCGTTCTTTTCATACAGTAATTCAATCA